TGTTGCCATTTTATTTGTTTTTTTATGTTATTTATGTTAATTGAGTTACAAAGTGGTTAACTATGATAACTCTTCTGAAAATATATGTTTCTTCTACATAGTCAAAAGTAGCTTGGTTTGAGGCCATGTTCCTTGTAACTATCTTGAAATCTGGAGAAGCATTCGGATAATCGGCAGGAGCTGTTCCTATGATTTCCAATAAGTCATTAGCCCATTCATCTACGGACTTTTGACCTACCTCTCCAGACTTAAATGTCCTATACACAATGTCAAACTGGATGCTTACATCAAAGTTATAGCTTGTTTTGTCGCTATTCTCTACTGATGTCTGAGAACTTATCAACAAGAATGGAGGCTCTGAACCATCTGGAGCTATCGTATCATATACCGATAACTCATAGTTGTTAGCATTTATCTTGTCGAAATAAGCCTTTCGTATAGCATATCCGCAGTCTTTCATTATCCTTCTACCTCTACTTCTTTAGAATCCGTTTGTTGGCCATTTTGAGCCTCATTTAGCTCACCAAAGAACTTCAGCAATGGTAATCCATAGGCTGTAGGAATAGTGTTTATAAACGCCTCTAATGACTTTAAATGCTCTTCGTTTAGTTCAATCTTCTTCATAGTTGGTATTTTTACAAATTTAGGTAAAATTATTTAGCTGCAATCAATGCTTTTAATTCTTCTATTTGAGCTTGTTGTTCTTGGATAGCTTTAAATGCTAAGGCAATCATATTTTGATAAGCTAATGCATCTGGACTACCATCTTCTGCATATTGTACAAATTCAGTTAACCCCAATTCGTGTATTTCCTCTGCAATTAATCCAGCATATTGTTTATCGCCATCATTTTCACCTTTACCTTTATAATAAACTGGTCTCATTTCTAAAACTTCTTTAAGACCTTTATCATAGTTTATTATATCTTTTTTATACTTTAATGAAGATGTTGACCTTTCTAATGAACCACCAGAAGTAACTATTAAATTTGGAGAACCTCCAGATGTGTTATTATATGGTGATGATGAACCAGTACCAGTAAAAAATGCACCATCACTTCTTATATACATTAATGTTGTTGCAGAAGAATTAAAAATTGCAATAGCATTTGTAGAACTTGTAGCACTTGAACTTTTTATAGTTAATCTTGTTGCTGAACTTCCTGCATCCCCAATTCCTACATCACCCCCACTTGATATAGTAAGCATTGAGCTTCCAGCAGCATTCATAAATCTAAAATCTCTACTAAAAGGTCTTATATAACTATATCCGCTGGTGCTACCAATAAAAGTCACACCACCATCAGTAGCATCAGTAATTCTAAATGTTGGCTCTGCTGCTTGAATATGTAATAATGCTAATGGACTACTCGTTCCGATTCCAACGTTTCCACCATTAGGATTAAGTAGTAAAGCAAAGTTTGAAGCATAGTTATTTGCATCACTTACTTGTAGCCACGCTTGACCAGCTGCAACTGTGCCAAAATCAAGTGCAATATTACTTGCATTGTTTAATCTTAATCCACCTCTTGTAGCACTACCGCTTGTAGGTGGCAAACCACTTGTATAACCATTATATAAACCACTTGCTGCCGTTACACTACTTGAGAATGTAGCAGCACCAGTAGATGCTATTCTTAATGCTGTTGAACTACCGCCATTAGAAGATAAAGAAATTCCACTTGTTCCTCTAATTACTGCATCTCCAGCCAATGTTCCATTTGCATAACCATTGTTACTTGTAGCAGTTGCAAAATAACTATTATTAGTTCCATCTGTTGCTAAAAAAGTAGGGCTACTTAATGAAGCCGTAATGTTACCATTTGCAGTAATTGTACTACTAAACGTAGCACTCGTTCCACTCAATGCACCAGTAAGTGTTAAAGCATTTGAACTTAAACCACCGCTAAATGTCTTAGCACCAGTAATTGTCTCAGTTCCTGCTAAGTGAACTACAGCGTTATCTGCAGCCTTAGTATTTAATTGTGTTTGTATTGCACTTGTAACACCAGCTAAATAACTTACTTCTGTAGCAGTTGTAGATGCACTTGCTGCAATCTTACCACTACCATCAGAAACTAATGCTCTTGAGGCAGTTAAGTTAGCAGTTACTACAGAAGATGCACCACCAGTAATAGATGCTTGTGCTCTTGCTGAAGTAAAGTATTGATTAGAGCCTTCCGCAACATCTGAAGTTGTTAAAACAACAGTTCCAGAAAATCCGTTTACAGTTGTAACTGGGAAAGCAATGTTTGTATTTGATGCACTTGTGATTCTACCTTTAGCATCTACAGCGATTGTAGGAACTGAAGTTGTTGTACCATAAGTTGTTGCAGTAACACCAGTATTAGCCAATGTTAAAGCACCAGTAGCGTTTGCACTACCATCAAAGTTAACAGTCCATGCAGCATCTCCAGTAGCAGATATGCTTCTTGCAGTAGATAACACATTGGCAGCATTCGCTGTACCAGCTAAGTTACCTTCTACGTTAGAAACTAAAGTTCCAACAGTATATCCAGTTCCAGTAGTATCTACTACGTTAGTAGGCTCTACGGTTAGTCCAGTAAATATCTTATACTTACCAGCATCAGAAGCATCTCTGAATAAACCAGTAAACTCAACACGAGTTTGTGCTGAATCATAATATCTACCATAATATCCAATATCAACAGCATCTGTTGTATTGTTATCATTTGCCACCTCAAACAATGGGTCTTTAGAAGATATTGATTGAGTATTTACATAAGTTGCAGTACCATTGATAGTTAAGTTACCACTTACAACTAAGTTGTTTGGCATTGTAACATCATTGGTAAATCCAAGAGTTGTTGTATTACCAACAGTTGTAGCTGCTATTTGATTAGTAGTTCCGTTTATAGTTGTAATACCTAAATCAGTCCAAGAAGCTGTAACTACGTTAGCGTCTTGCTGAGTAAGGCTTAAAGTCTTAGTGCCAGTACCAGTTACTGCAGCAGATACGATAGAACGATTGTAAGCTGTATCGTATTGACCTAATTTAACCGTTGTAGGTATAGCATAACCAGAAGTTAAGCTAAGTACACCACTTGTGTTAGAGTAGTCTAAACCAACAGCATTCTCGCTGATAGCTGCTCTTGAACGAGCATCAGTATAATATAAGTTAGTGCCTTCGTCTAAGTCTGTAGTAGTCTTAGCATCGAAAGCAGTATTAAATCTTGCTTGTGTATAGTAAAGGTTTGTACCCTCTGCTAAATCAGTTGTTGTTTTAGTTCCAAATCTTGAATCAAACCTTGCATTTGTCCAATAAAGGTTAGTACCTTCTGCAATGTTGCTTGTAGTCAAAGTAACCGAACCACCTAAAGGCAATGCCAAGCTATTGATTGTTACTGAGCTATTTGTCAAACTTGTATTAGGAATAGAAGCTAAACTAAATACACCAGTACCATCATTGTAGCTAATACCAGTTCCAGCAGTAACAGATAAAGCAAGTCTTGCTCTTGAGTTAGTAAAGTACAAGTTTGTACCTTCTGGAAGGTTAGTAGTAGTCTTAGTTGCAAAGTTAGTTGCAAAGTTTGCATCACCTCTTGCAGTTGTAAAATAAAGATTCGTTCCTTCTGCCAAGTTCGTTGTGCTCTTAGCAGCGAAAGCTGAATCAAACCTCGCTTGAGTATAGTATAAGTTAGTTCCTTCAGCTATGTTAGTTGTAGTACCAGCTACATTTTCCCAAACAGCTAAAGCTGAATTATATTGTAATATGTTATTATCTGCTACGGCTGTAATTCTTACATTGTGTAGTTCATCTAATTCGTAGCCATTATCAACCTTAACAAAGATTTTACCTTGAGTCTTGTGAGCATAAACTACAAAACCAACAATAACAGAATGTTGTGGAGCTATTGGTTTAACCTTAGTGATAGCACCAGGAGTAGTTGGAGACAAATAAAGAATATCACCATCATTCCAATCTTCTAATTGTAAGTCACCAGTTGTATCAACTCCAGTAATTAAACCACTTGATGTAATAAATCCTTCTTGGTTATTAGCGATATTCTCAGCTACTAAACCTAAAGTATCAGTAGAATTAGCATCGTTATTAGCTTGTGCTAAAGTAACAGCTAATCTTTGACCTTGAGCAGGAGCAATCTTAACAACTTGATAAGCAGACTTATTAAAGATGCTACCAGAGTTGTTTAATACTCTTACTACTTGCTTTTGACCAAGTGGCAATATTACTTGTCCACCCATTAGTCCTAAGTCAGCAGTACCATCTGTAGAGTTCCAGTAAATCTTAGCGACTGCGTTTGCTTCACCAGCTCCAGTATTAAGCTGCATGAAATCTCCTTGAACACCACCATCTGCAGTTGCAATAGTGATTGTTGGAGTTAGAGTCCTTAAAGTATCATTATAAGCCCAAGTGATACCAGTACCGTTTTGAATTAAACTTGCAACTGTATCATCAATCAAATCTTGAATCTGTATGCCACCTCCAGTGATAATTAGGTCTCCAGTAATCGTTAGAGTGCCATTAATCGTTGCAGCTGTAGTAGATAAAGATAATGCAGTATTTATACCAGCACCGTCTTGAACTGGCTGTAAAGTGCCAGAAACACCTACGTTATTAGCACCTATCTGTAATACTTGTCTATATGTATTTTTTACCGCTTTACCTTGAAGAGTAGCCATTATATTTTAATTTTTTTTATTTTACTAACCATTTTATATAGTTCTTCTGAAGCCGAGTTGAATAAGAATGGTCTATGGGGCAAATTTACTACATTTCCGTTATTTCGTTTAAACGTCTGTGCGTAGCCCTCAAGTTGATTCATATTTAGATTTCTATAAACTGGAATCTGAAAAGCATCACCAGGCCCAGGCCCAGTTCCAAACTCAACAAAAGGAGAATAGAAAACACTTGACCCAACCTTTGCTCCTGCGTTCATTGTGTAAGGAGTGCTATAGATTGAACCCTTTAATTTACCAGTTTTACCTAATGGTGCTCTTGCTTCTGCATTTCTTTCTATAGCTATTACAGATTCATTGATAATTTTCTGTATTTGCTGAGTAATTACATGAGGTGCTTCTTTTAACCTTTTTGATAGGTTAGTCACACTTTTGCTTTTATCTATTGAAAATGACATTAAGTATTCTCCCAAGTTGTACTGATATTCTCCCAAAAAGCACTAATACTATCCCAAGTACCAACCCTCTTTAAAGTAGAACAAGTGATTCTTAAATAGTTGTGGCCATCAAACTCATCTATTACGCTGCTAATCAAGTAGATATTACCATCATAAGCAATAGTAAGGTCATTAGAAATAGAGATACTTTGAGCATCCCTTATCCTAAAAACAATGTTATCTGATATAGAATCCTTACCAGCAATGTTTGTTTTGTTTTGATTCTCTCTAAATATCTCAGCCCAACAAGTATAGTAGTCAACATCAGTTAAGACTTGACCACCAGCTCCATCAGATTCCGATGTCTTAGATTGGAAAGTAATCCTATTTTTAAGTCTACTTATCATTATAATATTATGCTTACTCGTTTAAAAGGCTTCATTAATTCGTATGCAGATGCTATGTTAGCATTTGGCTTACTATCCTCTACAGATGATTCTCTGTAATCATACAAGTCAGCAAGTATCTTATACAAGGCTGTTTTCATTATTGCAGGAGTAGTCGCATAACCACAAGTATAGGTAAACCTAAACTCCATGTGACTAAAAGCATTCATGTATATCTTCTTGTAAGTTGTACCTAAAATATTATACTGAGGGATTGTAATTTCAATCCAGCTATCGTTATCCCAATATTCAACCTTTGTAATATTATTAAGTGGTGCGTATGGAAGTTCAATAAACTCATCAACATAAGCCACTACTTGCAATGTACGAGCTGTCATAGCCACACCAGCATATTTCTCTAATCTAACCCTTGCAGCTGTGATTAAAGAGCTTATTAAGTCGTTATCATCATCAAAGTCAACCTTTAGATAGTTCTTAGCTTCAGATAGTGTTATTGGTTCTGAAACTGGCTCTACTGTGGTTGTGACATCCCTTATAATCTGCATATACCATTATTTTTACAAAAATAACTAAAATATAGTAGACATAAAAAAGGGGCAGCTTTTGGCCACCCCTTTATATTTGAGTTAATCTAAGATTAAGCTACGTTACCGAAATCACCATATACAAACGCACCAGCGTAGTAGATAGGGAATGCGATTCTTGCCTCAACACGAACTGTAATCATGTTCTCAACAGCGTTGTTACCATCTTGGTCAAAGAATTGAACAGAGATACCATTACGTTGCATGATTTGAGCACCCATTGACCAGTCACCTACCAAGAACTTATCAGCAGTGATTGCTGTAGACTTGAAGATAGGAATACCAGCGATAGATAATTGACCATCAGTTGTAACCACTGTAGAACCTGGTAAAGAGTACGCAGAGTTAGTGTTCTTAGTGTTTACGATGTTAGCCCAATCTGAAGGGTTAATCAAGATACCAGTTGCAGAGTAGTTACTTGCTTCAACTTGTGCAATAGCTTGTACTAATTGCTCAACGTCAACTGTAGCAGCACCGCTGAAAGCAGTAGCAACACCAGTCAAACCTTGTAAGTTTACACCAGAACCAGAACCGAATAATAACTGAGCATCTTCAGCTACTAAGTATTTCTCTAACAAACGAGATTGTAAGAAAGAAGTCATAGCAGGAACGTCATCTAACATTTGGCGAGAGATTTTAACGTAACCAGCGATAACTTGTGCAGGAGCATTTACCATGCTGATATCAAAGTCAAGTTGAGCTTTTGCACTACCTTGAGTTTGGTTAGCTACAGCACCTTCACCACCAGTTTCTTGAGGGAAAGTAAATAATCCTTGAGAGATTGTACCTACTGGTAACAAACTTCTAACGTGGATTTTACGAGAAGGTAAACCGTAAACTTGGTTAGCATAAGCACGAGGAATATCCCCAGTTAAGTTAACTGCTTCAGTCATGTTACCTACTGCTTTAGTGTCCATAATGAAAGAAGTGTTCTTCATTTCACCACGACCTAATTTTGCGATGTTGTCCGCATTTTTTTCAATTTGCTCACCTAAAGTGGCATTGAAACCTTTGAATTGATTTTCGTTCATTGTTTTACGATTGCTTTTTGCCTCTAATTTGTCTGCAGCATCTTTAACTACAGCAACTTGAGATTTTAATTCTTCTAATTCTGATTTTAAGCCATCTACCGCTACTGCGTTATCAGCTTTTAATGTTTCGATAGCACCGTTTACTTCGGTTTTAACGCCTTCGAAAGCACTTTTAATTTCTTCTACCATTAGTTGAAAATTTTAAATGATTGTAAATATTTGCTAACCTCGATTTCAATAGAAACCATCGGGTCTTCTTCTTCTTCCAATGCCTCTTCTTCTTCTATACCTTCTGGTTGCAAGTCAGCTGGTATAACTTCTGGCGGTTGTTGTTCTGAAGGGACTGATTCTTCATCTTCCATTTCTGCGAGATATTGCTGTAATTGTTTAAGTTTTAACTCTAACAAACCGAATGTCTCATCTGTATAGAAACCATTTCTCAAAGATTTGATAGTTTTAGCTATCTCATCAATTAGAGTTGATTTAATTTCAGACTTAACCATTACTGTTGGCGTATTAGAATTAGCTCCCCATAAAACTGAGGAACCTTCAAACAATTTAATTTCTTGAATTTCGTTATATCCAGACTTAGCTTGAGACTTAACAGTCTGAAAACCAATGCTATGTTCTGTGATATGACCTTCTTTATACAGCTCGTAGGTATCTCTACCTAAAGTTGTATTTGGCATCTTAACTCTTGACAATAAACCAAAATTATCTTCTGCCAATTCTTTTGGCTTAGATACTGGTTTGTCTGTAGAGTGGTTAAACAAGTGCCAGATTCTATTCTTGCCTTGTGGGCCATTCTCTTTAATAGACTTTGTAAAAGCACCTGGCATAATTACATCACCATCGCTATCTACATTACCAAATGCAGAATAATAAACCGTAATGGTTCTTGAGTCATCAGCCATATCGACTGGTACTCCACTAACTGCTTTCTTATTATAAAAATTACTCATATTCATTTATTTAAGCAATAAACACAGTACAACATCTACAGTTACAATTATTCATTGCACCTCCGTTTGCATCATGTGCGTATTGCATCTCAATTACTCCTCTTTCTGGCGTATTCACAAGGAACGGCTGATTAATAGGTATTCTCACTCCTCCTGCATCTGGATTGGTTTGTCTATCCAATGCCCTATGCCAATCTCTGTACCTATTATTCTTTGCAGGATAATCTGCCGCCACCCATTGCTTTAGCAAAGGTATGTTAACAAATTTAACTGCACCCATCATACCAGCACTTAATGCTTGATGTGATTCCGTTCTTGCAATCAATAGACTCCTTGCGTTGTTAATTTTCCCTTCTTGTAGGTTTTTAATCGCAAGTGAATTAACCTCGTTAAGACTCAAGTTATTTTCTTGTCCGTATCTAATAGAGCCGTTCAATATCCTTGAAATCTCGTTCTTGGTAGTATTTTCAATTCCGTACATTTTAGTTCCGCTATAAGTTGTCCAATAAGACAACATAAAAGCCAACCATTCATCCATAATGTTCAGAGGGTCTAAATCTATTGATTCTTCTTTTTTATACTTGTCAAATATCTTTTCGTACCTCATAGCGGTATATCCGCCAGTGGTCTCATACAAAGTTCGTAAAATATTATTAATATTCTTTCCGTCAAATAATGCGTTCTGATTATTGACAGTTTGCTGAACTCCGTAATCCTTCACCAACTGAGCAGCTTTGTCAAAGTCAGATTGTAGAGCAGCCAATATCTTAGGCTGATACTCTCTTACTGATTTCCTTGCAATCTTTTGTTGCAAAGCAAACTGCTGAGATGGCGTTACTATTTTAGCCATTATTCTTTACCGTCTATAGCTTCAATCATTTTTCCTGCAGCTGCAAATACACCAGCAAGTCCATTTTGTGCTGACCTTTGTCTGATTGCTCTTAATCCCTCTCTGTCAACAGTCTTAAAGTCAGAAGTGTATATGTAACCATAATGACCTTTAGTTTCTTTGTCCATAGAAGTATCAACTCCTAAGAACCATTTAGCAAACTCATCCCATCCTTTCTCCTCGATATAAGCATTCTCCATTTCTACAGATGGTCTTTCCCAAGATGATGGTTTAGTAACATCACCATTAGCGATTAAGCTGTTTGCGTGACTAATACCTTTTGGATTAGTTTTATTGATTGCCTTTTGGTCAAATAATAATTCTAAAGCCTTTTCTAATTGTTCAAATGATTTTAGTTCCATAGTTCTTATTTTGAAGGGTCGTAAGCCCAGTTCTTTAATGAGATGTCTCTTTTAGAAGGACAGCCTTCTGATGCTGGTTCTCCTTGTTCTGCTCCTTTCATTCTGCTAACAAAGCTAATCGTTCTGTTGGCATCATCTATGTCATTTGCTGTCCACTCATCTTTGCTCTTAGACAACAATCTTAAATTCCTTTCTATTGGTGCTCTATCTAAAGATGCTTTCTTAGAACATTCTGTTTTAGACCAGGCTTCTAATTCTGCATAGCCCATATTGGTTACAGACTTGTATTTAGAATATACCTCATCTAACTTTTCACTCTTGCTCAAAAAAAAACCTTCGTTCTTCACTGGTGGGATATTATAGTCTCCTTGCTGTTGAGCACTTGTTGGGTCTTGTAGCATGGTTAGCTCATCGATTGGCAAGTAACCAGCAGGAATAAATATCTCATCCATTACTGGGTCGTTAGAAGTATCGTAACGCATAGCTGCTCTTTTCTCGTTTGGAGTAATCCACCAAGATTGAGACAAGATACCAGAAAGTTCTTTCATATCTTCTTGCAACTCTGGGAACACAGTAATATCGAAATCGATATAATAACCTTGTCCGATTTCTGCTGCAAAGAATCTATTGAACGCATCACGAAGTGCTACTAATTCTGGAAGTACTACTTGCGTAAGCATTTCCTTCTTAGCTTCTTTCATGTTGTTATAAGTCTTGTTATCTGGGTCATTAAACAACGCAGAGTTTACACCATACACATTACAAAGTTCTCTAAGGGTAACTTTCTCAGATTCTAAAAGCTGAAGGTCGATAGGGGATAAGCCCATGTTAACCCATCCTAACTTAGCACCAGCAATCAAAATCTTACCAGCGTTCTGAACAATGCTACCTTGAGTCTTAGTTCCGTACTGATTGTAGAAATCTTCTTTTAATTTACCAGCTTCTTCTTGTCCGAAGTTGTTAGACTCATCGGCATACAAGATACCTTTAGGGCCTTGATTCTGTAACATACCAACAGATGTATCTTTCGCATCGTTGCTACGTTGTACCGTTCTATATGCAGCTTGTAGAGGACTCAGCCCATAGAGCTGTGAACCGTTCGTGTCGAAGTAAGGGTTGAAGTATTTTAGATGGATTACGTCTTTCGCATCTAAGAAATCCCATCCAACAAGTGTAAAAGAATAACCTTCAACCCCATTGATAGTACCATCTGAAATGATGGCCATGTATTGCGGAGGGAGCACGACTAATTCTTGAACCTTACCGTTTTCTAATCGGTTAGCCCATACGAAAGAATTGCCGCAAATAAGTTTATAACCAATTACGCTTTCAATGAACTCAGAAAGAGATTGATATTCGTTTGGTTTTTCTAATAAAGTGTTTAATGGAGAATCAGCAATCTCATCAACAGCTTTAATCCTAATCAACTCGGCCTTAGCTAAGTCTTGAGTAGTTGTTGAGTTTTTAGTGAGTGCTGCATATCTTGTAAGGGATTTCTTATCCTTTACTTTGTAAACGTAAAATGGAACACTTGATACAGTTTTTGATATACGCTTAATGATGGCATACACCTCACTATTGTTATCGTAATCGTTTACGAATTTTCTTTGGTTAAGTTCTGGATATAAAGTTCTTCCAGCAAGTAATCCTCCAAAATCAGCAAATGGACTGGTAACTTGTATCATTCCATTAGGAGCTTGTGCCTTTTGGTTAAAAGGGTTAATGGCTCCGAATATGTCAGTTAATTTCACGCTATATGATATTTTTACAAAAGTAACAAATTTTTAGCCTATACTACCCAGCCTCGTTTTGGTTTAGCAAATTTTGAGTATATAGCATACCTCATGGCATCCATCAAGTGGTCTCTAAACTTAACTGGCTCATCAAGTGTATTGCCATCGTTGTCTGTTTTCCACTTGTAGTTTTTAAACTCATCCAACAAATCTAAGGAATCGCTTTTAACTATCAGCGGAAATGACTTTACCTTGTTGATACCAGCAAAAACATCTTTAACAGCTGGTTTAAGGCTAAATCCAGCCTTATTAATCTCAGCTATGGTCTTGGGTTCAGCGGCATCAGCGAATATCTCTGTACGCTTGTCAAAGCCAAAAGCCTTTAGCCTATCGATGAGTAGTGATGTAGACATTTTAGTTTCGTAGATGAGTTGCTCCACGAACATCTCATTATCGAAGTGTTTGATACGCACCAGTGCGGTTTGATTGTTGTAGCCAAAATCCAGTCCATAAAATATTTCCCCTCCTTCTGGGAAGTTTCGTCTGCGTTTCCAATGGGTATAAATAGTTGCTTCTGATATTGCTCTTTCACCTAAACCATAAACTCTCCAATATTCATGGTCGGCATCCTTTAGTCTCTCAATCTCCTCAACCAATGATTTCTCAAGGAATGGGTTGTCTTTGTAGGTAGTGATGGTAAAGTCAGCATCTTCTCTGGTAATTACCTTGTCGTATATCCAAGAGTAGTAATCTGATGGGTTATAGTCAATTACAATCTTCTCTGTGGTTCTTAGTGCTAACTGCATCCAAGATTCGTAGTTCACCTCGTTTGCCTCGTTAATGAACAAGTAGTTTCTTTTACGACCTCTTATTTTTTGCGGCTGGTCTGTAGAGACAAACTCTACGGTATTGCCTCCTAAGAAGTAAAGATTTTCTGACTTGTTGTGCTTTTCTTCTGAGTATAGGCCATATTTTGACAGAATCTCTATAAAGTCTCTCATTACTGAGCCTTTTATGGATGGCAACGAGGAACGGCAGATAGTTAGTGTCTTCCCTTTTTCTTGTAGCAATTTTACGATAAACCAGGTCAATACATTGTAGGTTTTGCCAGACCTTGTTCCGCCTTGCATAACAGATATTTTTTTCTGGCTGTTTTGCAGTATCTCGAACACGATGTTTGTGGTGACGTTCATAGGGCATTAGGAAAAAATTAAAAAATTGGCTTTGGTAAAGCGAAACTAATACTTTTTGGTTTTATAAAGGGTAGGCCCTCTAAAGGTTTACCAATAGAAAACTACTCCTCGAACTCATCTTGGTCGTTCATGTCCAACAACTCACCTTTGCTATGGTCATATAACGGAATCTCTGGTACTTCTGAAGCCAATGTGGCTGGAACAGTAAAGCTGTTATCTTTCTGAGTATCGAAGTTTATTATATTCTCATCTCCATCGAGCTGCTTCTGCAAGTTAGGTAATTCTGATGGCTTCACTACGTTCACAGTAATCTGCTTCACCACATCTCCCTCATGAGCCACCTCAGTCTTTTCAATATACCCTCTTCTCTTTCCCTTTGTCTTTAACAAGAACATGGTTGCCAAAGTATCTCCTTTAGTAATCCTCTCCATCAACTTATGCTCCCCCCAGTCCAACATAATCTCCTCTGGCTCTATTTCAGCCAAAGCCTTCTTAAACTCAGTATCATTTTTCATCCAGTTCTGATACATAGTCCTACTAATCCCACACGCTTGACAAGCTATGGTAATATTTCCAAAATTCTCCCTATAAGCAATGATAAATGCTTCTTTCGTTATATCCTTAAACTCTGCGTTCATATTATCTGTTTTTGGTTGGCGTTCTGATTGACACAATACTCACTACCTTGTCTACCTTAATGTTGTTAAAGCCCATCCAAGCCCCACACTTCCTACACTCATACTGCACATCCCTAATCTCACTGCTCCAAACATACTCCTCTTGGACAGCATCACATTTGCACTTATAGTTTCTCTTTGCACAAGTATCTTTCATATCATTTATTTGCAGTCAAGGTAGGACTCGAACCTACAGTTACCCATTAACCGAATCACGCCACTAAGGTAGGTGCCACCACTTTCAGTCACTTGACTATATAAAAATCAAAGCTACAACTATTATACCAAAACAACAATACAAAAGTTAAAATTGGTGAAAACAATGTTTTATATCAAAAATGTGAAGGGCACATTGGCGTTGCAACATTGATTACACGAATGAAAGGGGTATAGGGTATATGGGTATAAATTAACATACATAACTGCTTGATAATCAGTAACACAATTGTCTTATAATTAGTAATATGTTAAATAGGTAGCTTATTTAGGTCGGTTAAGTACTTTATTTATGAATACAATTAGTTCGTGTCTCATTTGCGGAACATAACAACTCACCGAATAATGATTAACTAACATAATCGGTAAAGTAGTCCCAATATAATATAATCTATATTATTTATTTTAGTATTACTTATATAATATATTCTATATTATATCTTATATTATATATTATATATTATATACTATATATATTGTATAATATATACGGACAATATAAAGGCGGTAAAGTTTCTTTACTATCAGTCTAAATATAGACCGCAAAATAATTTAATATTTTTTTATATTTTTTTACTTATTTTGACTTTTGTATTGATTTAGTACTTATCTTTGATTTATCAAACAAACAAAAACAAACACAATGAAACAAACAAACACACAAAACAAAACATGGTCAATCGATGCGATTATCTTTTTATCGGTTAGTATTTTATGGCTTGTAGGCTTTGCCTTTGCTTCTTAATTAATAACAACGAAACACAAACAAAATGAAAAACACAAACAAAAGAGATTACACGCTTTTAGCTTTATCAATTCCTTTTACTATTGCTGTCTTATTTGAGGTAGCAATTCATTTCATTAACTTATAAAACCAACATCATGCAAACATTTAGTACAATTCTACAAATTAGTCAACTTGTTTTATTCGCTTTCTTTATTGCTTTTGCTGGCAAACTTATTATTCACCTTTTAATTAATGACGATGCAAACGATTAGCCTTTTTGAATTTATCGCCTTATTTATTGGCGGTATCTTAATTTATACCCTTGTCAAAACAATCTGGCAAGAGTTAACACAATACAAATAAACCTTTAAACCTTTACACAATGAAAAACGTATTTACATCCTCTGAACTTTGCCATAAGTGGGCAAACCAACATCAAGAAAGCGGTCGCAATCAAAACGGCTCAATGTACTTTAATGGCTCAACTATTTACAGCTATGGAGCACATTTCCCAATTGCAAAGCATATCAGAAACGAACAAGGGCAAAGAGCTGTTTTATTTACTGAACGTAATTACAGCAATACAACGGCAAAGCATATCAATCATGTCTGGATGAGTTGCAAAAATGATAATATTATAAATTGCTACAGACCAGATAGCTCACATGATGAGAACTTTAAATTCTGGGCTCAAAACGCTGAGCAATTCGGAGCCTCTAAATTACCGACAGCCAGAAAGCCAGAAAAGTATTTACAAATACTTTCAGACGTTGAAAAGGTTTCTACAAAATACGCTGAGTTTTTCGGTCTTGAATTACCAGAGTATTTAAAAGCTGTTTTATCTATTAAAGACAAAAGCGAGTTTTTACAATTCGCTGATAAAAAAGCCGAGTATTTAAAAGCTGAGGAAAAAAGAAAAGCAAAAGAGGAAAAGAAACAATTTAAAGAGCAAATACAAAAATGGTTTAATTGTGAGACATCGAGACTTTATACTACTTACAAATATGACTTTTTGCGTATCAATGACAATAGAATAGAAACTACACAAGCCGTACAAATACCAGTGGCAATAGGTAAAAAATTATATGAATTGATAAAAGATAATAAATTATCTATTGGCGATAAGGTTTTGAACTATACAGTTAACGAAATAGGCAACGATATAAAAATTGGTTGCCATACTTTCAAACAATCTTACCTACTTAAATTCGGTTCTCAACTGGCTTAAAGGTTAACTGAGGAGGCTTTATTAGCCGAAATAAAGGCCCTTTTTAGGGCTTTTATCTTAACCAAAATCAAACACAATGAACAAAAAAGACATTTTAAACGCTATAAACAGCGGTTTAGATGTTGTAAGTAATTGCAACAGAGTTAAATTGATGATTATCGAAAATGAACTTTATTTTGGCTTTATTGGCACTAATTCAGCAATGAAAGTGCAAAATGATAATGAACTAAGCCTTTATAAATGGAGGCTAACCGATTACGCTGAATATTTAGCAAGATGAAAAAAAGCGAAATACTAAAAGCCTTAATTAGTATAAATAAAAAATTAGATATTTATTCGATGTCTGATATAATTGTCAAACAAAAAATAGAGAATTTAATAAAAAAGCTAAATAAGACGAAATAAGACAAACAAACAGCGTTTGAGGTATTCACCTTAAACAATAAAGATAAGGCAAATTTAAGCCTTAAAAGTGCCTTAAAATGCATTTTAGCTATGCTTTGTCCTTTCGTATCGGTAAAAGCCGACTAAATGTGCTATAAAGTACACTTATAATGTGCCAAAAATCTGCCAAAAACCCCATGCAAAAACTCCCCAAAAACCTCACAAAAATCTTTTATGAATATAACCAGCAAAAAACTCACAAGTGAAAAATTTTACAGCTTTGGATATTTAGTAGCCGAATTAGAAGTTTATGAACTAAAAACTTTCTATGATGGCAAAAACCTTGCTCATAAGTTTGTAGGATTTACACTATATAAAGCAAAGAAAAGATTTATCGAAATGATTAAGGAAGGAATTATTAAATCATTTTAACAATAAATTAACAAAATAATATTAAAATATCATAAATAATATATAATTTTACCAAACTAAACAAAAACCCATGCACCAATTAATTACCTTAACCTATCCAATGAAGTGTGCTATTACTGGCATAACCATTGACAAAGGCGAACAAGCCTATTACGACCACCAGACAAAAAACTGCATACACCCACTGGAGTATGAGACTAATATGTCTAAAGCCAAGATAGG